GTTAGCTAACCTAATGAAATTTATTATTAATAATCATCCGATCCCACAGCGTGGGGCATGGATGGGGCAAACTCACTCAATTTCTGGTTGAGGATGAGTACCTGGTCCTGGTTATTTTCAGCCATCCAGGATCCATACACCCGGTAAACCATTTGCGCGTCGGTGTGGCCCATTTGCTTCGCGATGAAGTTCGGGTTAGCACCGGCGGCCAACGACCAGCATGCATACGTGTGTCGGGACTGGTATGCTCTGCGATAGCGAATCCCGGCGCGTCGCATTGCAGCCTCCCAGGACTGGTTGATCGACCCCACAGCGTAATGATGCCCGGCACGGCCATTGCGCAATCCTTTTTGTGGGTTAAACACGAATGTGCACGGATGCACTTCTGTGCGACCAAACTCACGCAATTTCACCTCTACCTGATACTGCTTACCCAGGCGGGTTAATTCGGCCTGGTTCTTCAGAACGTCGATAGCTGGCTGAATAAGGTTGATGATGCGGTTTGTGCCAGCCTCTGTTTTCGGAAGGGTGAACTCCTTCGTCAACGTGTGGTTGCGGCGGATCATCATCGTGCCGGCTTTCAGGTCGATATCTTCCCAGGCCAGCGACACCAGTTCGCCGTGGCGCACACCTGTGTACACAGCCAGCGACCACATATTTTTAAGCTGCTGGTGACTGCAGGCGTTGATCAGCCTGACAAACTCGTCGCGGGTAAGCGGATCAGGCTCGCAACGCGAGCGCTTGAGAAGGGCGATCCCGGTGAAAGGGCTAACCTTCACATAACCGCTTTCAGCAGCGAATTTGAACATGCCAGCCATGGTCTTCATGTAATTGTTGACCGTTCTTACTGTGCGGCCCTTAACCGGTGTTTTATGTCCAGCTTTCAACGTCTGATACCCGGTAAGCAGTTCCTTTCTGATAAACAGCAGGTCTTCCTGTGTTACTGCAGATACAAGCCTGTCACCGCCGATCCTCGGCACCATATTGCGCGTTATAGATGTATAACGTGCCATCGCATTGGTGCTGATCTCCATACGCTTCAGTTCAAGCCACTTGTTCGCCAGTTCGAGCACGGTGATCTCCTTGCTCTCCACCCCAAACCTTCTCAGGTTCGGCGAGTCCGGGAACTGGGCCGCATAATTGAAGTTGCCTGTCTTTATCGCGAAGCACACCGACGCGCGTAACTCGCCAGCGACCTTTCTATTTTTTGGTGTATCTGGCACGCCGAGGCTTTCACGCACCCGGCTGCCTTTATAGATGAACCATATGCGGAGCGTACCGCCATGATTCTCCACGCCTGTTGGGTATGCTGACTTAGCCATTATTCCCTCCTGACGTCCAAGAGCCCGCTAAGCATAAACGGATCCTCATTGGCGCGCACCTGGCTGTTTCTTTTTGAGACTCTCAACCCATTGGTCGATCGCCTTGTGGTTATATAAGCACTCGCTGTTTTCCTTTGGGATGCTGTCAGGCGACATATGGACGTACTCCCTGCCGCAGAGCCAGCTTTTTTTACGGGCCCGCGCTATCGTTCCAGGGCGGAGCCCTGTCATTTTCACAAGCAGGTCTTCTGTCACCCATTCACTTGGCACGATTTGAATAATTTCGCTCATGATCGCTCCTATGACATCGTTTTATAAAATTGCGGCTGGTCTGGTGTGGCCGCACGAAGTTCGTATTCGTAATGGATCTGATAAGTGCCGCCATCCCAAGCGACATAAACCCGGGCCTTATCGTTTTCCGGCTCCAGCAAGCTTTCTATTCTTCCTCTGATCCCGCCGGTCTTCTTCTGGACTAATGCGCCCACATTAAAAGCAGCCATTGCACACCTTCCGGTTCGTGAAGAAATGAGATGAGAGCGCCCAGCGCCATAAGTGCGGCGATGATCCAGTTCATGGGGTTTGAATGCATGGTGAACTCCCAATAAAAAACCCGCCGGAGCGGGTTTAGAGGTGCGAGTAAATGCTATTCGTTTCGAGTGCTTGCTTCAGCCTCCCACTCGGTAAATGCAGTTTCCTTGTTGCGCGTTATGATGTTGAACTTTCTTTCTAAATCAAAAACAGACCATTCACCGTTGGGTTTCTCTTCACATCTGACTAGATATGAAACTCCATTTACAACAATTCGTCTGTCAATCTGGATAAATTTTTTCATTGTCACCCCATCAGAAAAGCAGGAATACTGTGTACATCGAATATTATTCCTGCATTCCAGCGAAACGGCAAAGTACATAATATTGTCTCACCAATAGCCAGCTCATAACTGGCTATCAGTTGCGTCATAACTGACTGCGGATTTTCTCAAGATAATCAGGACCAGGCCCAATCTCGTTGCATATCTCAGGCTCCTCCAGGGCGTCGCGAAAAGCAGCCGCTACAATCCTCCCGCCCATAAACTCCATTCCTGCGTTAACTGGCGGCTCTTTGCCGTCCTCATATTCAAAGACGAACGTCATCTTTCCCATAATCTCTCCTCAATCCTGCTGCTTAACTGTGTAATTCCAGTTTGGCTTTACGCCCACTGAAAAATAAGTGCCGTCGGTAATGCCGATCCCCCACACATCGCTCGTCCCATCACCCGGCTTTTTCTCGCTGATGAACTTGCGCAGCGCGGCAATGGAGCTCTCAATATCCTGTACTGAGTTAACCGTCATGGTTATGCGCATACTCTCTCCTCATGCCGCGCGCTGGGCGCGCAGCGATTTAATGTGCTCACTCGTCTCCAGTTCGGCGCGTATCTGCGCCTCCTCACGGTGATCGAGGTGCTCAAAATCATTGTTAAAACGGTCGATTGAAGCGGTGTTGATCCGGCCCTGTCGCCAGTAGCGGACTATCTGTGATGTGCAGCTGTGGATGATGACGGGCCAACCCTGCTGGTCAGCGTAAATCTGACCTCGTTGAATTAGCTGAAACATTGGTAAGCTCCTGACTGCGTTTTAATTCCTCGCGGTATGCAGCAACCTCTTTAGCTTTCCTTTTCTGCCGTGGCGATGGCTTTGCATGCTCCCAAACAAAAGGCCAGTTGCTGCCCCATACCAACCAGCGTCTATTGCTGATTCGATATGTGTTATTGATGTGAGCGCCAATCAGCCGACGGGCTTTTCTGTTATTCATGACAGCCCCCTCTGCTTATTCTTCAGCTCGATGACGGATTGGCACTCCGCGCATGTCTGGCAGCCGGCAACGGCAGCGCGCCGCGGCTCGGGAATTGGTTCGTCGCATTCTTCACAACGCTCAGCTGAAATAGCGTTGCGGTTCAGTCGGTGAGCGGAAAGGGCAGCGTTACGCTAAAGCTCTTCAATCTCTGCTGCGGTATCGATGATGTCCATGGTCACTCCTTACCGAGTGCTTTGTTGATGGCGTTCAGCGCTTTCTTTCCGGCAGGCTCATCTTCGAGCCGCCAGTTACCAGCATCGCCCGAATCAGCGAGCTGCTTATAGTTGTCGAATAGGCATTGCAGCGCATCCAGTAAATCTGGCGCTGCGGCCATGAGCGTGCCGTTATCGTCTTCGGAGCCATTAATCAGTAACTCAGCAAGAAGGCCACCATCGCCACGGATTGTTCCTGTCTCTGCGCTATACACCCAGCGACCTTTAGTGCCTTTAAACTCTTCCATATTCACTCCCGGAACTGTCGGTTAATTCGGTTGAAGGTGAACGCCAGTAATAAAAAAGGAGCCTTAAGCTCCTGAGTGATTAGTTCCTTCATGCTTCACCGCCTTCATTCTTCTCGGCTTCGACGGCCATCTGCTCAAGCCGTCATGATAGCTCGGCGGCCAGCGTCTGGAATTCTTCCTCGGTAGCCACCGGGATCGGCACAAAGCGAATCCCGATGTGCGCCAGGTGCTTGGCGATTTCGATGCTTTTTCTCAAATCAACGGGCGAGGCTTTGTTCATGCGGCGCGATCCTCTTCCTGGAAGATAATTTCCATTTCCAGCTTCTCGGCCAGGGCATTCTCCGCGCGGGCGCCAGCGGAGTGCTCCCAGCCTTCAAGCATGTAGATAGCATCAGCACAGCGAAGCATAGACAGGCAGATGTCCATGTACTCGGCCTGGGTTAATCCATCTGGTAGACGGGCGGGATTCAGAACAATATGGCCTTTCGACCAGAGATGAAAATGCGCATGGTAAAAAGCGGCACGGTTAAAATTAGGTAGGCCGCTCATCGGCCCGGCAATATAAACTTTCACGATTCCACTCCGAAGCGGCGATTAAGCCGACCTGTGTATACGACGAACTCCAGGAGGCTAACTCCCAGAGCTTCAATTTTCTTGTGATGCTTGTTGATGATGGGAGGCACAGTTTCGTTCCAGTTAGGCTTTGGCTTCTTGCGCATTGCCTGCTGGATTTCCTCGGTGCAGCGGCGGCAGGCGGCGCGGATGGCATTTTAATTTGCTGGCGTCATGCGGCCTCCCGGCGGGCGAGAAGTTTCGCCCCGAAAGCCATCAACTCGTCCCGGTCCACAGTTGCGAAGTGGCAGTGTGTACGCGGATACGGTCGCCAGATGATGAGCATCGACCCTTTGTTATTGCCGCTGACTGGCTTACCGGTGACCGGGTTGATAAATGCCAGCCGCCCGGCGGTGATAAAGCGAACCTCACTGGCGGTCTGGATAGCCTCCTTAAACCAGCCAACCGATGTGTCTGCCGGGACCAGCATCACCGTGCCGATCTGATTGGCGCTTTCAGCTGCGGCCTTTTTAACGAATGGTGTGATGTCGCTATATGGTGGATTGAGCCAGACGTAGCCTGGCACATTCAGGTAATCAGCCCACGGCGTTTCCAGCGTGTTCTGCTCGGCGGTGATGAACTTCTGGCACAGCGCGTTATGCGGCGCAGCGGCGGCATCAAGCTGGAAGCTAAACTCAGCATCAAGAGAAGTGAAAAGGGCTGGCGGTGTGCGCCAGAGGTCGCGCTGATCCGCTGGCGTGTTGCTGCCGGTGTAATCGGTCATATCAAACCTCGAAAGCAAGTTGTGGCGTGAACCGATCGCGTTCAGCGTCGTAATTCAAAGAACTTGCAGAGTTAAAGGCTTCAATGCGTTCGACCAGCACCGCAGCGCGTGTTTCTTTGCTTGCCGGCGCGTAGGCTGATTTATCCCACGCTTTGTCGATTCCGATATTGCGCGCCACATTAGTACTGTCGGCTGACGACAGTGGGATGTGTCGGAATATATCGGCGTTCAGCATGCGCAGGCCGTGAAGCTTTGTTATCGGATAACCGTTTATGTCGACAACATGACGGATGAGATCGCGTAACTTTGCCCGACATGAGCGCGGGCGCTTCGCGTCGTATTCACCCATGCTGCCGATACATACGCGCGGAAATTCTCTACACAGGCGGAAGAAACGTTCATCGGGCTCGTTCATGTGCCACACCGGCGCGCCGACTACTTTGCCGTGCGGCCACTCGGCGATTAACGCGTCGTTCTCTTCACTGGTCCCGCCGATCACGTCAGGGATAACAGCAAAAGCAAAGCGTGGGTGATTCATCCAGCGACCTACAAACGCGTAGTAGTCATTCCAGTTAACAACGCGCTTTTTCGTCCAGAAGCTGAATGCGCCGTTATCCAGAGCGAATGACTGGGTGACTTCGCTGGCCAGGGCTAACTGGCCTGGGTTGGCGAAGGAGATGAAAGCGTGCCTGCCTTTCCATGCCTTCAGGGCGCATGTGTCCGGCGTAATAGGGCCGCCGTGAAAATGAATCATGCCGCCTCCTGCCTTTCCCGATATTCCTCAGCGAGTCGCTGCGCCTTTAATGGATTGCTTACCACTTCACCCCATGGCATTAGCCAGCCGTTACCAATGAAGGGAAGGCAGAGTGTGCCAACCCTGATGTCGTCGTGAGCGTGAGTCATTAGTCACTCCTTGAAGCGCCGCCGAGGCCTTTGCGGTTGTCGTTTAGGTATGGGTCAGTTGGCGTGTAGTTGGATGGGGCGGGGGGTGAATCGTCGTTGGCTCTTTCTTGCTGGATGATTTGGTAAAGCTCTTTGCGATCTGCTCGCTCAGAGGGTGAAAGCTTCCGGTCAGGGATTGGCCGGAGGAGATATTTTCGATACTCGGGGGTAAATTTGTTCATTGGTTTCTCCTGGCCGGGAGATGCTTCAAAAGGGTATATCGTCGTCGAAGTCCATCGGTGGTTCGCTTGGTTGCTGTTGGTTGGCCGATGAGCGTTGTTGTTGCTGGCGTTGTGGCTGAGATGATGCCTGTTGACGGGGGTTATCATTTCCTTGCGTTCCGCGTGGTGGGAGGTCGATATCCCGTACCAGGATTGTCGGTGTCTGCACCTGAGAACCGTCCTGCTTAGTCCACTCCTCAATTACAAACTCGCCAGTAACAGCAACCTTTGCTCCCTTAACAATCGCGCCAGAGAGCTTCTCGGCCATTGCTCCGAACATCTTGCAATTTAGCCATGATGTCTTCTCATTCTCGCCAAACCCAGATTTTGCTGGGAGTGAAAACGAGGCGATGTGTTTCCCGTTTGGCGTGACGCGCAGTACCGCGTCTCTACCGACATTTCCTGAAACTGTGATTGTGTTAATAGCCATTTAAGCCGCCTGTTTAAGTTCTTTTAGTCGAATGCCGGTGACGTCTTTGCATTTAGCCTGGTGATCAGCAAAACCATTCAGACGTGACCATGTTGTCGCGTATTGCGCCTGCAATTTTTTGCTGTCGTTTTCAGTACTGGCGTACTGAGTAAATTCAGCGAGAATTTGATCGGCATCTGCCGGTTGCACCTGATGGGTTTCGGCATCCGCGTCGATTGCAGTTTCCTCAGTTGGGATGCAAAACGCCTGAAACGCCGCGTATTTGTATGCTATCGACATGGCCTTGTTTGTGGCCTTGTCGCCGCTATCCATCGCTTCACCATAGGTGGTGACGGTGTGGATGCTGCCGTCTTCGGTGCTGACGAAATCGAAGTCGCCACGAACCGTGATGTAGAACAGCGCACCGCCATTTTTGCTGGTTCGCTCGACGCTGGTGCGTTCGGTGTATCGGGGTAGGATCAGGAGTTTGTTTTTGACCAACTCCGGGGCCAGCGCGTTGTAAATGTCGTCGATACCACGAAACGCGTAATTGACCTGACTCCCTTGCTTCCTTTCTTTGCTGATACCCTTCTCAGCCAGCGCTGAAGCAACGCCGCTAATGGCGGCGTATACTTTTTTATCTGTCATGTGTAGTTCCCCGCAAATTCATCCCAACTAATGATCGGGTTCTGCCGCTCGGCGGCCAGGTTGACTGGCTCGTTGTCGTTCTCCGGCTTTTCCGGCATCACGTCGTGCATAAGGCGCAGGAATGACTCTTCATCCCACCATTCTGCGGCCGTCATGCTGCGCGCTCCTGATGAGTGATGATGTAACCCTGCTCAGCCAGCCATTCGATGACTTCTGCGCCGTCGAGTTGGGGGAGTACGTCACGGGTTTTAACGGTGCCGGCCAGCACAACGCCTTCCATCTCAACTTTGATAGTGTTGTGGGGGCCGACAGATGTGCGCATGTCCACGCACTCGCATGTGATATTCATGGTTCACCTCAATATTTGATGTGCGCGTCCTGCACTTTGCCGCCAGCGATCGCCAACAGTGCTTTCTGCGCGAATTTTTCGGGGATGCCCTGAGCTATAAGGTCGGCGATGACGCGACGGTTGATGGTGCGGCGGTGCTCTTTGTCCGCGGCGCGAAGCGCTTCTTCTTCAGCTTTGCGTTTCTCTTCGGCCAGGCGTGCTGCTTCTGCCTCTTCCTGGCGGCGGCGCTCAGCGGCTACGGCTTCTTCTCTTTCGCGTTCCGCCCGCGCTTCTGCCTCCTGCTTCTCACGTGCTGCGCGCTGTTCCGCTTCAATGCGCTGGCGCTCCGCTAGTTCAGCGCGGGCTTTCTCTTCAGCCTCACGGCGTGCCGCTGCATCCAACTCAGCTTTGTGCTTCGCTTCTGCATCGCGGCGGGCTTGTTCTGCCGCTTCCTGCTTCAGCCGCTCGTCACGTTCACGCTGAGCCTGTTCCGCCAGACGGCGCTGCTCTTCGCGGTCACGGTCAAAATCCTTGTTCATCAGCAGAGCCATTTCGTGGTCCGCTTCGAACTTGGCAGCCAGCTCCTGATCGAACCTGATGTTCATCTCCAGCGCTTCGGCGTGCATCGCGTTCATGGCTTCTTCAGCCTTGATGCGTTCCTGCTCGGCTTCCCATTCTGTGAGTGGGCGGCGTGTTGCATCGCGCAGCTCGTCGCAGGCATCAACGAAACGCTTAATTTCGGCCTCAGCAGGGCGCACAGCTTCTTTCAGGCGCTTGAGGTACTCACGGCCCGGCTTTTCGATTGCCGTCTTGCTGCGGGACACCTGCGCCGCCAGAGAAGCGACACGGTCACGGCCTTTCTTCGTGGACAGGTCCGGCACTTCGTTTACTGCCTGGCGGATTTGCTCGAGATAAGCGTCAAGGCCGCCAGCTACGTAAAGCACTGGCGCCTGCTCCGGCTTGATTTCGATGACAGTTAAGTCCGTTACTTCGCTCATGGTTTCTCCTGAAATTTGGGTGTGCAGATCCCGCCCGCAAAAAGCCAGGCCGATCGGTTGAATAGGGGGTTAGTGCTGGATAGGGTTGCCGTGACCGTCCAGAAGGACGTCAATCACGCAGTCACTGAGGCGGATGATTTCTGCGTCGGTGTGCAGGTACACCCATTTGCGCTCCTGAATGACCGCTGAGACGCGATAGGTTCGGCCTTCATGCATTGCCATCATGCCGGGCGTGACACACTGGCGAATGATCGGGGTGGTGCCGTAGTGGTTGATCATACCTTCACCTCAACCTGTTCAAGCAGCCCGGCCAGCGCCATCTGCTGACGGTTCATGGTGAGTGACTCGCGCAGCTTATCGACCGATGAGAGCTGCCACTCGTTATCGTTGAGCTTTTTGGCGGTGTACTGCTTGCCGTTGTGGGTGACTGTCATGATGCCTCCCGCTTTTCTTTGATGTCTGCGCGGAGGTGAATCTCTTTCCCATCAGCTGTCGGGAATATCAGGATGTCATCGCGAACCGCGAGAAGATGGGCCACTGCAAATAGCGCCTCGTCTGTGACATCAAATTTCTCACCGGTGAACTCGCGAACACCGGGCGCCAATTTGCTCGGCTTTGAACGACCCGCGAAAATTCGCTTCGTCAGGCCTGTAAAACCTACTGTGATTGGGTTGCTCATAAATCCTCTTGGCCTTATCGCGGCGAACGGAACGGTTAATACAAGACTTCAACGCATTTATTCAGTGTTTCAATGGGCGGTGGATGGCCGCCGGTTGTCATAACTTGAGTCACTCGTAAATAACTCCAGGTATGAAAAAGGCCGCCTACCTGGCAGCCTCAACTTGAATGAGTGCCGGGATGTTTAGCCACGCCCGGCGCGTGATTTCCTTCACTTTCCACAGTCAAAGGAATGCCGTAGACTGGATATTCCACAGTCAATAAAAGGATTTCTTTATGTCCATGAATGTATTTGCAGGAAAGAGAACTGAGGAATCAGTGGCATATGATTTAGCGCTGGCGCTTGCAGTAAAAGACCCATCCGCCAACACGCCACAAGCTTTAATTGAGCGCATTGCTGATTTGCTTCCTGCCTGTCGTGAAGCAGCAAAGGAAAAGTACAAAGCAGAAGCACCTACGCCTTTTGGGATCGCTATAAAACGATAACTGATGCCAGGGCAGTCTCCAGTGCTGCCTTTATCAAATTCTGCCGATACCTGCTGTCATCTGATGCCCCTTTAACCGCTTCTTCAGCAGCAGCATAAGCTGCGTCAGCTGCTAAAATTACGCCATTGTTGCTTTTAAACATCGCTACTTCATCGTTTTTTATATCCATCACCATCACCTCAAATAAGTGGAGTAGATTTGCCGTCAGCCCCTCGCGGAGAGAGGCTGCTAATAAAAAAGGCCGCCTGAGCGACCTCAGTCAGAAATAGTTATCAAGGTCACGCTTGACCCTTTCCAGGATGATTTTTGCATCATCAAGACTCTCAGCATCGAGAGCATCCCTTATGGCCATCGCCAGTTGCGTAGCGTCTGATTCGTAGTCATCAGCGCGACTCTCCCATTCGGAAGCCTCTTCCTCTGCATAGTAAATCCGATCCTCATACTCGCCTTCGAGTTCTGAGCGAACCTCAGCGCGAAGCTTCTCCCGAATGATTTCTGATGCCTCTTCAATGGAAAGATGCGCCAGAATCGTCTCTGGCTGATGAGTGCCATATTTCAGTGAGATATCAGTAGCAAACATGCAACCTCCAAAAAAATGCCCGCGCGCTGGCGGGCCAAGAAGACTTTTCCAATCCAACCAGAACAGGATCATCGTCTCCTGTGTGGTTGAGATGGCAGTATTACCATCACCAAGCATCGGCACCCGGTGCTTGAGGCTGGCTCTGTCGTTACCCGCTGATGCGGGAGAAATTCTTTATCTATCAGCTGCTACAACTCATCACGAATCTGTGAGAGTGTGCTGATCGCCTGGTAATGACCGCGACGCTGCTCTTCTGTTTTGAACGCGCGCATATCGTCTTTTATCGATGCGATTGCCTTATTCAGAACTTCCACTTGCGCTTCTTTAATCGCCTGTTTGCGTGGCTTCTGACGCTTCTTAGGAAGGTCTCTTAAACACGCCGGAATGTATGTCTGAGTCATAAAAAATCCTCTTGTGATTCAGCACAGCCCACTCAGCTTCGAATGGACTGGAATAAATCTTTTTTTCGCTTTGCCATAATTGCCGCTCTCCCTGAGCCCGCCTATGGTCCGACGCATGGTTTACTGTCGCGCCGTTCGACTGACCGAATCTCCACTTCGCCGCTGGCTAACTTCGCTCAGCTGTCGATGTTTCGTTTCGATGGATTGAATATACAAAACGTATTCTTATCATGCAATACGAAATGTATAATTATTGGATGGGTTTTGGATAACAAATTGTATTTTAAAATGATTTATTTTTTGCTTTAGTGCTAGAAACCAAAAACAGACGGGTGATGATTCATCTTGCGCTTACGCATTTATGAGGTGGTGATTATCTGTGCATGAATGGGAAGTGAAGGGCGGCAATGCGCCACCGTCATAAGGTGGCGGCGTGGGGTGGGCTGAATAGTGGGTTATTTAGCTTGCCGGAGATTGGCAATAGGCGGTAGATACCAGATCATACTGTTTATTTTCAATTTTTACCTGGTTGCGCCCAAAATCCCCAGCTGCAGAGCTTGTCATTACCGGCTGCTTAGAAGGTTTGATTGTTACGGTGTTGCTTTTTTCAACGTATACGAACCTTGCTCCAATTTTGCTGATGTGTGTTTTCCCGGAAACTACACCACAGACAGCTTTACCACTTTCTGATTCAACTACTTTGACGTCACTAAATGTAAGTCCGTTTGCAACTACAAATATGTTGTCACAAGTGGCTATGGCAAAGGGTTTCTTTGTCTCATCAGCAGCTGCTACTCTCATAAATTCTGCGCACTTGTTCGTCGCTTCACGAGACTTAAGGCTATCGATAACTGCGGTTTTGGATTGATCAACCAAGGCCGTGTCTTGGGCATATAGCGATGTTGAGCAAAGCAGTAGCGATAACAAAATTGAGTTTTTCATAAGCATCCTTACTGTTTACGTTTAAATAAGTCTTAGCTTTGTTTCCACAGCTACGCCAATTATCCTGCAGTTCCCGTTAATAGGCACCAGTGGCCACTGAGGATTTAGGCCCTTCAGATATTTCTGTCCGCCATCAATGACTAACTTTTTGAACGTTGCTTCGTTCGAGTCCGATAGCTTGGCAATTACCAGGCTACCATTGACCGCATCTCTTCCGGTGTCGAAAAGTACAAAGGTTCCTTCAGGTATGCTCAACCCAGTAGGGGCTGTCATTGACTCGCCCTCAACGAGCAACCAGAACGCGTCACCCTGGATGTGAGCATTCGACTCAAGCCAGAGATCTATATCTTTTAGAGTGTATGGCTCAACCGCTTCGCACCATGAACCAGCCTGGACGCTGCTGATTACTGGATACTTGTTTCCCGGATTGTAAGGGCCAGCGTACTCCACATCACCCTTAAGCGTATCGTCAATGATCATGCCGCCAGCCCCCACGGAAAAGTTCTTTTTGCCAAGGAACTGCAATATTTTTGCGATTTCGGAAAGGCTTGGCTCACGCCTGGCGTTCAGCCAATGACTTACCGCACCTTTAGTAATACCGAGATGCTCCGCCAGCTGTTCCTGATTGATGCCCTGACTTTTCATCAGGGTCTTAGCTAAGTCGTACCATTTCATAGTCATACCTGAATGATACAAGTTGTATATATTTGCGCGAGCCACAATTCGTATATTTTACTTGCGAACAAAGAATACAAAACGTATATTTAAGTTGTTTAAAGGAGACCCGACATGAACAACATTCGAAAAATCCGCAGAAACATAGGTTTGACTCAGCGCCAGATGGCTGAAGAGCTGAATCTGACTACAGGTGCGGTTTGCCATTACGAAAAAAATAAACGCAGCTTAAGCCTTGAGCAGTGCCGGGCGATTGTTGCAGCTCTGAATAAGCATGGCGCTTCAGTAAGCGTTGATGACGTTTTTCCACCAATCAACAGTAACGCCGCCTGACCGGCGGCCATAACCACGAAAGGGAAAGCAATGCATTCACTTGCGTATCAACAAGGTAACAAATTTTCGCCAACGGCGATGATTTACCAGAATCGCCGGGAGCCTGATTCTACGGCGTTAAACATCGATGGGATCCGCGCAGCTGTTCGCGCCTGGGCAGCTGACTGCCGCAGCCGTGAATTTGTCGCAGCGCTGATCGTGGAAGAGTGGAGGGCGTCCGGTGGCACTGGGCTGGATATCCCGACTGACTCGCACCGCCAGATGCAGAAGGTGTTTCGCTGGATCGACGGCGACACCGAATACGCCGCCAACAACATTCGCCAGCTGGCCCCGGCAATCATGTCCGTCCTGCCGCTCGAGTACCGAAACCGCCTGGCGCCGCAGAACGACACGATGTCGCTGATCGCATCCGCGATGAAAGAGTGTGCTGAAGCTAAACAGGCCGTGCTGCTGGACGCTCCAGAGCATCAGAAGCTGAAAGAGGTAAGCGAGGGTATAGCGTCGCTGTTCCGCCTCATGCCGGAGCAGGTAGGGCCGTTGATGACGATGGTGACATCGATGTTGGGGGTCATGTGAGAACTACAGAAATGGCGAAAGCCGGTCTGCGCGAACAGAGCCGACTTTCTGGTGCAAAAACGAGAGTAGTTGCAGGAGGAATAATGGCAAAAAATCCACGCTATTTCCATACCGCTGTACATAAAAACATAACCCGCGACCGCTTCATCCGCTCGGTTAATCCGATTGTGGCAGAGAAGATGCGCGCCATCTTGGAAGAGCTGAAACGTAAGGAGAGTGGCCGTGGGTAACGTATCTAATTTAGCCGAAGCCAGAGAGGCCAGAAGGCTCCAGAAACCGCGCACGAATGACGGTAAGGGGTTTGCCTTGCTGCACCGTAAAATTATGGATGTGCCGTTCTACAAGGACGCTGAGGCGGCTCATTTATGGGTTCACCTGCTCCTGCGCGCTAATCACGAACAGACAATGGTTTCGACTGATGTTGGCGATGTGATCTGCGAACGCGGAGAGTTTATTACCGGGCGAAACACGCTGGCAATGGAAACAGGTTTGACCGCTGATCGCGTTAAATCACTGCTACGTAAATTCCAGAACCTGGGCATGATCACCACCAAATCGAACAACCGTTTTACTGTTCTAAAAGTGGTCAAATATGACGAATATCAGTCAAATTTTTGTCCAGCCGATGTCCAGCCAGTGTCCAGCGCAAACGCAGTCGTACCAATGCCTGTTGAGGTGGAGTGTCCAGCCGATGTCCAGCCAGTGTCCACAGATAACAATATATTAAATAACTTACTACCTAACGGTAGTAAGTATGTCGCAAATGACCAGAAACCCGCTGAAGAGAAAAAGTCTCGTTTGTCATGCGATGAAGTGTGGCAATGCCTGAAAGACGAACTGCCTGAAGCCAGGGGATGGAGATGCCTCACTGATGAGCGACGCAATCTGATCCGCACATTCTGGGGTAAGGCTAACAAAATTGCCCGCAACCTGGACGGCAAGCCGATGGACATGGACGGTTTCAGAAGTTATCTGCGTTACATCGCTCAGAACTGCCGCTGGATGCTTGAAGACCGACCAGACCAGAAATCCGGGAAGACCTGGCGCCGCATGAAATTCGATAAGTTTCTGACCGAAAAGCTCTACATCGAAGTACGCGAGGGGGATCGTGATGACCGCTGAATTTATGGCTGTACCACAAAACCTCGAAGCAGAGCAGAGCGTTATCGGTGGCCTGCTGCTTGATGATGACAACAGCGAGCGAGTCCAGAAGGTTCTGGCGATGCTCAAGCCTGAGTCGTTCTACAGCCGACCTCACCAGCTGATCTTTGCCGAGATGCGCCAGATGTTCCGCGACAACAAGCCAGTGGATGGCCTGACATTGTTCGACGCGCTTGAAGGCAAAGGGCTCGCGGAGCAGGTAGGTGGCTTTGCTTACTTGGCGGAGATTGCCAAGAACACTCCCAGCGCTGCAAACATCGTGGCTTACGCAGCATCAGTCCGGGAAGCCGCAATGGAGCGCTACGGTATCAACCGCCTGACCGAAGCTACTGAACTGCTGTATTCCCGCAACGGCATGAGCGCTACGCAGAAGTACGAGGCCATTCAGGGTATTTTCACCCAGCTCGCAGACCATTCAAAAACCGGTAGTCGCCGTGGGTTGCGGTCGTTCGGCGAGGTTATGGATGACTGGGTAGCAGATCTGGAGAAACGCTTTGACCCTTCAGGCGAACAGCGCGGCATGAGCACCGGTATCCCGTCACTCGACAGACTGCTGGCGCCGAAAGGTCTGGTTAAAGGCTCTCTGTTCGTAATTGGCGCAAGGCCAAAGATGGGCAAGACAACCCTGTACGGGCAGATGGCGATCAACTGCGCGGTTCGTGAGAAAAAGCCAGCGCTGATGTTCAGCCTCGAAATGCCTGGAGACCAGATCCTTGAAAAGCTGGTTGGTCAGAAGTCGGGCATTAACCCGAGCATTTTTTACATGCCCGCCACGGATGACGCCGATGACCAGTATCAGGGCGACTACGACGGTGACTTTAAGAAGGCGATCGCCACAGCCGGGCGATTGAGTGAAATCGACATGCTGTACATCGACGACACTCCGGGCCTGTCCCTGGCGCACATCGTTAGCGAAAGCCGCCGAATCAAACGCGAGAAGGGCTGCGTAGGCATGATCCTGGTTGACTACCTGACTCTGATGACCGCCGAAAAGGCCGACCGTAATGACCTGGCCTACGGGATGATCACCAAAGGGTTGAAGAACCTCGCCAAAGAGCTTGGCTGCGTCGTCGTGCTGCTGACCCAGCTCAACCGCGAACTGGAGAAGCGAGTGAATAAACGCCCGTTACCGAGCGATTCCCGCGACACAGGACAGATTGAGCAGGACTGCGACTACTGGGTTGGCATCCACCGGGAAGGTGCTTTCGACGACAGCGTGCCGCCGGGAGAAACAGAGTTAATCCTGCGACTCAACCGTCATGGCAGTACCGGAACGGTTTATTGCAACCAGATCAACGGGGCAATTTACGACACAGACCAGCAGGCCGCAGCCGCAGAACGCCGCGGGCGCGAGCAGCAGCCGAAAAAGAAAGGGGGCTTCTGATGAAAGGCAAACAGGCAATTCTGCGTTATCTCGAAACGCACCAGACCTTCACAGCGAAGGATGTGGCCACAGAGTGCGGCATGACCATCAACTGCATCACGAAGAACGCTATCGATCTGGAAAAGTCTCGAAAAATTATCCGGGTGAGCAAGGTCTGGCGAACGGTGACTTATCGCCTGGCTACGCCGGAAGAGCAGGCTGGTACCGCTCGCAGTTGCACCAACGGAATATTTCAGGAGTGCCGCAACAGCGCGGCGATGAGAAGGGTATTGATGGTTTTGGGGAGGGTAGGGGTATGAACGTGAAACGTTATGAGTGGGTGGCCTGTGATGAGCATGCGTGCCATTGCGACGTGATAGAGAGTGCTGAAGGCGATATGGTTGATTACGAAGACTACGCCGCACTTGAAGCCAGATGCGCGGCGCTGGCTGCGGAGAATGCGGAGATGAAGGCTGTATGTGAAGACCGTCGCATGTTCATCATGAATGGGGTGCAGTTGGGTTATATCCAGGTTCCTACAGTGGAAACAGACCCGGCACTTGAAACCATTCGCGTTGCTGTATCACCGCAAGAACCAACCCCAGCAACGGACTCTTTCCTGGCTGAAGTTCGGGCGCAGGGTGTGGATGAGTTTCTGAGAGGTAGCCAATTACCTTATCAAATTGCAACTGTGTTGGCTGATTACGACAACGTTGATGATGCAACGCTCCAGACCGTTATTTGGTCTGGGCAGCCGCCAGAGCCTGACGGCGACGTTTGGCACCTCGAATATGTGTCTCGCGGTAACGCAATTGTGCGCGCTGTTTTGAAGGAGCTTCGCAAAGGAGTGCAGCAATGAAACTTAAAATGCACACGCCAGACGGATCGGTGATTGTCGAAAGTAACCTGGTAACGCAGTTCTACCCTGATTTTGATAGCGGCGGCGAGCTGACCACCATCGAAACGGTATCGGCCACAGGAGAAACTTTCTCGGTGAAAGTAAAGCACTCGTTTATGCAGGTGACTGGAGCACTGGCTACAGCCTGGAGCGTTGACGAAAAGAAAGCAGAAGGAGCCGCCCAATGACCAACATCGACAAATTGAAAGCAGCCGCGGCTAAAGCTGTCGATAACTTCGACCCGAATATGTTCGTGGAAACTCGCGACGTGCTGGCGCTGCTGGATGAGCTGGAAGCCGCAGAGAAGCGGATTGCTGAGCTGGAGGTTAGCCATAGCAATCTTCGCGAGGCAATGGCTGCTATTCACAACACTATCACAGGCGGAGGGGCTTGCACCCCGTTAGCGGCAATTCTGAATGCCTCCAAACGCGCCTACGAAGAGTCGGCTGCCGCAGCCGGTAAAGGAGAGGCATCATGAGCACAATTACCAAAGAATGGCTGCAGCAGAAAATTGCCGACATGGAAGCCATCCGCGATGATATCCCGTTCGGACTTGGCGAAGATGGAACCAATACGCTGGCTGCCCTGCGTATCGCGCTGGCATCGCTCGAAGCGGAGCCTGTGGCGTGGCTACTGTCAGGAGGCGGCGCTAAAAACCACGTCAGCTTCGATAGTGGCAATGCTTATGCTGACCCGCTGCGAGAAGTAACGCCGCTTTACACCGCCCCGCCAGCGCCGGTATCTGTGCCTGATGCGATGGAAATGGATGATGACTTTGACAGCGCGTTTGAACACGGAAAAGCTGTTGGCTGGAACGCCTATCGCGCCGCCATGCTTCAGGGTGCCGAACCTGTAACTACGGCTTACAAATTGCCTCCGCATATTTACAGAGAACTGGTGAACCGACTCCGTGATACAGCAGTTAAATATCAGGGATGTCAGCAGTTACGAGAGCAATTAAGCCGCACCCTGCAGGAGGTAATTCAGCCAGTAGCACCGCAGCAGGAGGTTACTCAGGCGCTTGCCAAAGGCATGGAACGTTATGGCGATGCCATGCAAAAACTCGCAGATAGTGGTGACTGATTTTTGGTAATCATTTTTCAAAAGTGATGTTATAATTAAGTCGCAGTCGGTCTGAACAGCCGGTTGTGACTTCTGCGCATTTAAGGGGACTTAAATGCGACCACAATCTGAACTCCTCACCTTGTCACAGATGCAGAAATGCACCTGCGATTTTCTGCATTCTGCGGTTTCCGTTAAGGGGGCCGTATGACTCTGCCCGTAGACGGCATCAAACTCCATCGCGGCAACTTCGCGGCCATTGGCCAGCAGATTCAGCCATTGCTGGATGCTGGGCAATGTTTCCGCCTGCAGGTGAAGCCGTGGCGTGAGAAACGCAGTCTGTCGCAGAACGCGCTCAGCCACATGTGGTACACGGAAATCAGCGAGTACCTCATCGCCCGCGGCAAGACCTTCGCTACGCCTGAGTGGGTCAAAGACGCGATGAAGCACACCTATCTCGGCTACGAAAGCAAAGACCGGGTAGACGTCGTGTCCGGCGAGGTCACCACCGTGCAATCCCTCCGCCATACGTCCGAGCTGGAAACCGGCGAGATGTACATCTTCCTGTGCAAAGTCGAAGCCTGGGCGATGAATATCGGCTGCCACCTGACCATCCCGCAGAGCTGTGAATACCAGCAGCTGCGCGATAAACAGGAGGCCTGATGTCTACTCCACTTTCCCGCGTCATCACAAACGAAATCTTCCGCGTTCCGGCGCGCCGCCAGCGTAAGCCAGCGGTTAAGCCGTCCGACATCCCGACTTTCAAGGACTACACCGCTCGCCTGGTGGATCAGAAATGGCTGCGTCTCGCGGCGCGGAGGAGCCATGCGTAAACCATCACGCCGTAAGTGCAAAGTATGCGGCGAATACTTCGTGCCGAAATTCCACGACATCCGGATCCGCTGGTGCTGCCCGGAACACGGCGCAATCCTCGCGATGGAAGAGCGCGAAAAGGAGAAGGTGAAAGCCGCGGCTAAACGCATTAAGGAGCGTAAAGAGAAAGAGCGCGCTGAGCGCCGGGATCTGAAAGCGAGAAAGGTGGCGCTAAAAACGAAACCGCAGTGGAGGGCTGAAGCGCAGGCGGCTTTCAACCGTTACGTCCGTCTGAGGGATGTTGGCAAGCCATGTATCAGCTGCGGCAGGATGCCAGAGCAGAAGTTTGGCGGAACCATGGACTGCGGCCACTACCGCACCCGTGGAGCTGCCGCGCATCTGGCTTTCAACCTTCACAATACCGCAGCCCAGTGTGTCTATTGCAACCGGGATCGGGACGGCGCGCAAAAGGCTTTTGAACAGGGACTTATTGAGCGCATCGGTGCCGAAAAAGTTGAGGCGATAAACAACGATAACTCAGTCCGCCGGTTCGACATCCCATACCTGCAGCGCATCAAATCCATTTTCACACGCAAAGCCCGCGCGCTGGAAAAACGCCGGGCCCGCCGACAGGAGGCCGCATGAACCTTACCGACTTCCTCCGATACCAGGCCGAAAGCGTTAAGCGCGCCAACCTGCCGCCAGTAGCAAAGCACAGCCAGAACAAAACCAATCAGCCACAGAAGGAAGCCGCATGAACAGTCAGCAACTGGAATACGTACGTCAGCAGCTCATTGTGGCGACCGCAGATCTGAGCGGGGCGACGAAAGGGCAGCTGGTAGCTTTCGCCGAAAACGCACAATTCACCGCGACGGCGCGCAGCCGGGGACGAAAGAAAATCACCGACCCGGTCACCGGCCGTAAAGTTAACCCGGACGGCCCGGCGATGAGCGGCAGCCAGTCTCGCGCCAAGGGCTCATCCATTGCGCTGGTGGGTCCGGTGGAGTTCGTAACAGCATCATGGCGCCGCGCTGTCCTGTCTCTGGAAGACCACCAGAAGGCATGGCTGCTGTGGAACTACAGCGAGAATATCCGTTTCGAGTACCAGGTGGCGATCACGCAGTGGGCATGGGCTGAGTTCCGGGAGCACCTCGGCGCGAAGAAGGTGGCCGGCAAGACGATGGAGCGCCTGAAGAAACTGATATGGCTGGCGGCGCAGGACGTCAAAGCGGAGCTGGTAGGGCGGGAGACGTACGAATACCAGGTGCTGGCAGAACTGGCAGGCGTAGCGAAATCCACCTGGACGGAAACGTATCTGCCTCACTGGCTGGCTATGCGTAACAACTTTAAACGGCTCGATAGCGGTGCGCTTATCTCTGTAACGCGATCACGTTCACAACAAAAGGCGACAAATTTAGATGTAAGTCTTGCAAAACCGAACTGAAACGCATATATTTCATGTAAATCTGATATCGTCGCCATAGCTTTGATTGTCGACTGAACATAAAAACCTCGCCACCGTGCGGGGTTTTGTCGTTTCTGGAGCCAGCATGTCCGAGAAAATCACAGAGCAATTTGTCTTCCGCCCTGCCAGTGAAAAACTGACAAAGGATCTGGATGGTGAGTGGGTGATTCTGCTCAACCCATGCGATGGCTGGCATATTGCCCATGTGGTGGCCTTGGAAGAAGATGGCGAGGTCTACCATGTCGGCGCATATCAATTTGCAGGTGGTGAGTTCGAGCCACACGAATTTTATGTTGCCTGGGCTTTGCTTCCAGACTCGATAAAACTGTCTGACCGCTTCGAAGATCAGAGGATGAGTCAAGAGATTAGAGATGCTCGCTGGCGTGAATGGACAGCCAGCATCAGTAAGTGATTTTAAACCATATTCGCCGGTCTAGTTCAGTGGCAGAACGGCAGCCTTGTAAGCTGCGCGTCAGAGGTTCGATTCCTTTGCCCGGCACCAGAACCCACTACCTGGGACCCTTCGGCCAGAGAGCCGACATTGCCTTACCCTCATCTTCCTAGCTTGTCGCCAGGTTTTTTATTCCAGGCCCCGGGAACCATCCTCGACATGCCTTCTTGTTAAATCGTCCCGAGGGCCTGAACCCTTTAAACACACAGCCCCCGCTTTTAAGCCGGAGGTTAGAGACTATGAAAATGCATAACGATCCCCACTCCTGGACGGAGTTTATCGAACTACTCCACAGTTGGTGGCGTGGCGAAACGCCGATGGGTGCCGTATTGCTATCGGTTGCCATGGCCGCATTGAGAATCGCTTACGGCGGTGGCGGCTGGAAGAAAATGATTCTTGAAGGAGCAATCTGCGGAGCTCTAACCCTTACCGCTGTGTCGGCTCTTGATTACTTCAACCTCCCACAGTCCCTGTCGATTGCCATCGGTGGCGCGCTCGGGTTTGTTGGTGTAGAGCAGGTTAAAGTTATGGCTTCCCGGGTGTTTAATTCTCGCTTTGGAGGCGGTGATGCAAACCAGTGAAAAAGGCATTGCCCTGATCAAGCAGTTCGAAGGCTGCAAGCTCACCGCGTACCAGGACAGCGTCGGAGTGTGGACGATCGGATACGGCTGGACCCAGCCTGTCGACGGCAAGCCAATCCGCGCCGGGATGACGATTAAGCAGGAGACAGCAGAGCGTCTGCTGAAGACTGGACTGGTCAGCTACGAAAGCGATGTGTCCCGCCTGGTTAAAGTCGGGCTGACTCAGGGGCAATTCGACGCTCTGGTGTCGTTCACGTACAACCTCGGTGCCCGTTCTTTGTCGACATCTACACTCCTGCGAAAGCTCAACGCCGGGGATTACGCTGGCGCTGCTGATGAGTTCCTGCGCTGGAACAAAGCTGGTGGAAAAGTCCTGAATGGACTCACACGTCGCCGGGAGGCAGAGCGGGCTCTGTTCCTGTCATGATTGTCGCGCTGGTTAAACGTTACTGGTTGCAGCTGATGGTGGCAGCGTTAATCGGCGTGCTGGCTTTCTTCGTGAATCACTACCGCGACAACGCCATCGCCTACAAAGACCAGCGCGACAAAGCGACGGTCCGGGCGGACACATCAGAGGCGATCACCAGCAACGTGATCACCACGATGAACCTCATCCGTGACATCTCACAGGCTACCCAGAATGCAAAGAACGAACTGGCCCATAAAGGCGAAACGCGCATTGTCTACATCAGGCAGGTGCTTGAAGGAGATCCGTGCGCTAACCAGCCTGTTCCTTCTGCCGCTGCTGACAGCCTGCGGGAATACGCAGACAGTTTACGTCCCGGCTCCGGTGGTACCGATAAGCGCTGACCTTACCGCAGACACGCCGATCCCCGGAATGGTAGTTCCGTTTACGTGGCAAGCAAGTCTGGAGTTAAACGCTCAGCTCTATACGGCGCTTGGGCAGTGCAATCTGGATAAGGCGGCAATTCGCAAAATCGAATCCTCCCGACAAGGAAAGAATGCTCAACCCCAATAAGGCGGTGATCTGCATCTTGCTGACGGGTAAGCCGTAAGTGGCTAAGCACTTCTGAGAAGCAGGGCAACAGCTGCGACAAGGCAAAGAGGTAACCATGTCCGACATCTACCAAATTACGCTAACTACCCAGACAGGCGAAACCTTCACTGGCAAGATGTCACGACGTCAGCCTGAGCTGGTTAACGGCTTTGTGCCGCTGGCGACTGAAACGGGCCAGTGGCTGTACTTCGCTCCTGCTGATGTAAAGCGCGTGGAGTTCACGCCAGTTACTACCGAGGAAGAAACCAATGGCGATGTGCAGACTGTCAGTTGAAATCAAAAGCAGGTGGTGGGTTCCCGTTTACATCAAGACGCTGACACTGCTCTGCTTGATGATGCGGTGCGAGCCTGATTACCAAAAGGTGGGTAACTTCATCGTTAAGTATGGTATTACCCAGAAGCTGAAGTATGAGCCTGTAAAGAAATAACGGAGTAACCAATGAGCAAACCGGACTGGGAGGCTATCGAATCGGCTTACCGGGCTGGAGTGCTATCGGTAAGGGAGTTAGCCGGAAAATATGGCATCTCTCACCAGGCCATCAGCAAGAGAGCCAAAAAGGATGGATGGGAGCGAGATCTAAAAGCCAAAGTCCAGGCAAAGGCAGATGCGCTGGTTGCCAAACGTGAGGTTGCCAGGCAGGTTGCCACCGAAAGCACTATTTCAGAGCGGCAACTAATCGAGGCGACGGCAGAGGTGATCGCCACTGTTCGAATGGAACACCGGGGAGACATCCGCAGGGCTCGAGAGCTGACCAACACGCTATTCGATGAGCTTGGTGCGCAGTGCGCAGATGTAAGCGCGCTAGAGCGGTTGGGCGACATCATGTTTGACCCCGACGATAAAGGGCGGGACCGGCTCAATGAAATTTATCAGAAAGTGATCAGCCTGCCTTCCCGCGTTAAATCCATGAAAGACCTGAGCGACAGCCTGAAGACGCTGATTGGCCTCGAGCGTGAGGCGTACAGCATCGAGAATAAGGCTGAAACGAAAGAGGTCACGCATAACGTCATGCTGGTGCCAACCAGTGACAACGTGGATGACTGGGAGGCGGCAGCGCAGAAACAACAGAACGGGGTGCTCGGTGGATGAATTACAAAGCTGTATGGAAGCCACTGCCTGGATCTCAGTCCCTGGCGCTGAGCTGCCCGTGTAACGAAATCCTGTTCGAGGGCACTCGCGGACCTGGCAAGACAGCTGCGCAGTTAGCCAGGTTCAGGCGTAATGTCGGCGTGGGTTATGGCTCGTTCTGGCGCGGCGTCATTTTCGACACCGAATATAAGAACCTTGCCGACATCATCACTCAGTCGAAGCGTATGTTTCGCCTGTTCAACGACGGTGCGCGCTATCTGTCATCTGCGAGCGAATTGCGATGGGTATGGCCTACTGGCGAGGAGCTGCTCTTCCGCTTCGGCAAAGAGGCGGACGACTACTGGGATTTCCACGGGCAGGAATTCCCGTTCATTGGCTTTAACGAGCTGACGAAACAGCAGTCTCCAGAGTTCTACGAAATGATGTTCTCCTGCCGGCGCTCATCGTTCAGGCCGGAAAACTACCCGCTGGAGAATGGCAAGTTACTGAGGCCGATCCCGCTGGAAACTTTCAGCACGACCAACCCGTTTGGCATCGGGCATACCTGGGTGAAGAAGCGCTTCATTGAGCCAGCACCGCGCGGAACCGTGCAGCGTGACAGGCAAATGGTATTCAACCCCCAGACAGAGCGAGAAGAGGAAATCACGCTTACCCGCGTGGCTATCCACGGGTCGTTCAAAGAGAACCCTTACCTCGACCCGCAGTACATTGCGACCCTGATGGCTATTAAAGACCCTAACCGACGCAAAGCGTGGGTAGAGGGCTCATGGGATGTGACCAGTGGTGGACGCTTCGACCATCTGTGGAATGCCTCGCATCACGTCATCAAGCCGTTCCGCATCCCTGATAGCTGGACTGTTGACCGCTCCCACGACTGGGGCGAGTCGAAGCCGTTCTCTAATCTCTGGTGGGCTCGCGCCGACGGTACCGCCGCAGAGCTGCCTGATGGTCGCCAGTTCTGCCCGCCAGCTGGGTCGCTGATCCTGATTGGCGAGTGGTATGGCTGTCCACCTGACGAGCTGAACAAAGGGCTCAATATGAGCTCGACAAACGTCGCCAAGGGTGTGGCCTGGATTGATAAGCGGCTGATGGGCGAAGAGCTGCCTGAACCTGATGAGATAAAACTCAATGGGATAACTCAGGGGCAACTGAACATCATGCCCGGTATCTGCAAAAAGGTTGTGCCGGGCCCAGCTGACGGTGCCATCTACAACACTGGCGATGACGAGCTCTCTATTGCCCAGAAGATGGAATCGCAGGGCGTTAAGTGGGTTCCATCCAACAAGAAACCGGGATCGCGCGTAAACGGAGCGGCCCTCTTTGCTGACATGCTGGAGGCCGTCATTGAGGGCAAGAAGCTGGAATCAGGTACGCCCGAGAAACCAGCATTCTACGTGTTCGACTACTGCCGGGGCTGGATTAGCCGTGTGCCGGTGCTCGTTCGCGACAGTAAAAACCCTGACGATGTAGACACCCAGCAGGAAGATCACGACTGGGACGGCACAAGATATGCCGTCCTGCATTCACCGCCGAAGAAAGTCGGCAAAGTCACCAGCCTGAGGCTCTAACTCCATGCCTGACATTTCAACACCCAATCTGGACTATGGGAACATGGTGCAGGCGTGGGACATTAACGACGCCCTGATGGGCGGTACACTGTACATGCGCCAGCTTGGCGAAACTTATCTGCCGCGCTGGCCGAAAGAGGACAAAGAGGATTACAAAAAGCGCCTCGCCGTGGCCACGCTTCTTCCTGCCTACGAAGAGACCATCAATCAGAACGTCGGGCGCGTATTCGCTGAGCCAATTAAGTTAGGCGAGAATGTCCCCGAGCAGCTGCGCGAGTTTGCAAAGAACATCGACCTTGAAGGCACGCGCCTGGATGTCTGGGCGCAGTCGTTCTTCGGGCTGGCGATGCAGTATGGCCTGTCCCATGCGCTGGTGGATTATCCCAGGGTGGACACCGAAAAGGTGAAAACCAAAGCGGAAGAGAAAGCTACTGGCGCGCGCCCATACGTCACCATGCTCAATCCCCGGCAGGTGATCGGATGGAAGTCGAAAATGGTAGACGGCAAAGTGGTGCTGACCGAGCTGCGTATCAAAGAGGTAGTTATCGAGGACGGCGACGACTTCGGGCAGACAAAGGTCGAGCAAATTCGTTATCTGACACCTGGAATGGTGCAAATCTACCGCAAGTCGAAAGGTATCGATGGGGCGGCGAACTGGGAGAAGTTCGACGAATGGACAACATCTCGTAAGGACATAACACTGGTGACGCTCTACACCAAGCGCACCGGGTTTATGTGTGGTTCACCTCCACTGCTCAATATGGCTCTGCTGAACATCAAGCACTGGCAGAGTCAAAGCGAGCAGGACAACATTCTGCATGTCGCCAGGGTGCCGTTGCTCACGGTGTTCGGTTTGGAAGAGGGGCAAGAGCTGATAATTGGCTCGTCTTCAGCTACGTCGTTCACTGATCGGCAAAAGCAGGGTCTGGAATACGTCGAGCATACAGGCTCCTCCATCGGTGCTGGTAAAGAGTCGCTGGCAGAACTTGTGGAGCAGATGCGCCAGGCTGGTGCGAAGCTGCTGCGTACGGAAAACACCTCTACCAAATCGGTTGACCAGACCTCCGAAGAGAAAATGCAGGAGCAGTCACCGCTCTACACCATGGCTACCAGCCTTGAAGATGCGATCGACAACATTCTGCAAATCATGGCCGAGTACATCGGCGAGAAAGATGGTGGCAACGTTGATGTTCGCACTGAGCTGGATGTCGAATCGACCGTATTCAATCCGTCCGCCGCGCTTGCCATCCAGGCACTGCGCCAGGGTGGTGATATCCGTCGAGCTGATGCGATTAAATCGCTACAGAAGTTGAACATTATTGATGCCGATGCGGATCCTGATGTGGTTCTGAGCGAACTGCTGGCTGAATCATCGTCTCTGGATACCAGAACGTTAGACGAGGTATAGCATGGCCCGCTCCGTCAATGACCGCCTGCAGGACGAAACGATAGCGCACGGCCTGTATGTAAACCGCTACGGTACTGGCGTCGCTCGTCGGATGGTGGCGCTGCTCAGCAAGATGGATGCTGACCTGGTTGCCAAACTGCTGGTGCTGCTGGATGGTAAGCGTGCCGATACCTACAGCGCTCGCCGCCTGGCTTCGCTGCTGGCTGGTGTGCGTGAACTGAATCAACAGGCCTATGAGCCGGTGAATGCTGCGCTGGCACGTGAACTGACGCGCTACGTTGAATATGAGGTCGGTTATCAGTTTGACCTTTTCAGCAGCATCATTCCGAAGCAGATCCTCAGGCATGTACCGCTCCAGAGTATCGCGCCTGAGCAGGTTTACGCCTCAGCAGTGGCTCAGCCATTCCAGGGGCGCTTGCTGAAGGAGTGGGGCCAGAAGCTTGAAACGGATCGGCTGGATAAAATCACCAACGCTGTGCGCACCGGTTTCCTTCAGGGTGAAACGGTAGATCAGATCGTTAAACGCGTTGCCGGAACGCCGAAACTCAATCGTGAAGATGGGGTGATTAACGCCTCCCGTCGCGACCTGGCGGTGGTGGCCCGCACGGCTGTAAATCACATGGCCGCTACTGCGCGTCAGGAGTTCGCACAGGGCAACAGCGATATCGTAAAGGCCAAACAGTGGTCCTCAACGCTGGACACTCATACCAGCCAGTGGTGCATTATCCGCGACCGAAAGCTTTACACGCTCGACGGCAAGCCGCTGGGGCATGAGATCCCTTATCTGCGCGGGCCCGGCAAAATTCATTTCTGCTGTCGCTCCGGTGAAATCCTGATTACCAAATCGTGGGAAGAGATGCAGATAGCCTCTGGCGAGCTGAGCAGCGCCACGCGGGCGAGCATGTCGGGCCAAATTCCCGCTGGGCTAAGCTTCAGTGAGTGGCTGGTAAGGCAACCCTACGCACGAATGGAGCAAGTACTTGGAGTTACCAGGGCTCAAATGCTCCGGGATGGAAAGATGCAGGTCCCGGACTTTTTTAATGATAGAGGTGAGTTTTTAACCCTTGAGCAACTCAGAGAAATTGATAGGGAAGCATTCATTTAAAGGGTAAAATTATCCTGCGCGGCTAGACCGGCCAGTCGAAAAGAGTGAACGTAGACACTCCTGCCGCGCACCATCATCTACGCAGCCTACTACGAGGTTTGATATGAAAACTTGCACCAAATGCGGCGAGTGTAAGCCGCTATCTGAATTTCACAGAGATAGCCGGAAATCATCTGGTTATCGGGCCTCCTGCGCATCTTGCTGTAGAGCCGCACACGCAGCATGGTACCGCACTCCGCATGGACAGGAAGTAACCAAAGATTATAACGCCTCTGATAGGGGTAAAACCCTACGGAATCAGGCCACTGATAGATATCGTGAGACTGAAAACGGGAAAGAAGTGAGGAGGGTTATCAAGGCTAGATATGACGCATCTGAAAAAGGGAAGATCGTCAAAAGCAAAACTCTTTCAGCCTACAAAGAGCGCAACCCTATAAAGAGCGCCGCTCGATATAAAGCTAACAAGGCGGTAGAGAGAGGGGTGATTTCAAAGCCAGATAGCTGCGAATCCTGCGGCAAACACGTTAGGCTGGAAGGACACCATTACGATTACAACCTCCCGCTTTCGGTGAAATGGCTGTGTCGTAAGTGCCACAATGACTGGCATAAAGAGAATGGCCCCGGATTAAATGGGGATTAGCCATATAGGTCGCTAAGGCGGCCTTTTTTATTATCTTAAATTCGTATCAGGTCGCCTCCGAGCGGCCTTTTTTATGCCTGCCGCTGAGCGGATGCGACGCGGTGCCCGGGTCGGATGACCCATTACGTATGGCCGGAAGGCTGGAGCAAAAACAATGAAACTGAAACTTGATGCTAACGGAAATGTGGTCGTTGAAAACGGTATGCCTGTGTACATCCATGATGACGGCAAAGAGATCCCGTTCGACGCAGCCGCAGCGATGACCAAAATCACCTCCCTGAATGGTGAGGCGAAAACTCACCGTGAAGCGAAGGAAGCGGCGGAAGCCAACCTCGCGAAATTCTCTGGCATCACCGACCCGGCTAAGGCGCTCGAAGCCCTGGAGATGATGACCAAAATCGACCAGAAAAAACTGATCGACGCTGGCGCTGTTGACCAGGTTAAGGCTGAGATTACCAAGGTATTCCAGCAGCAGCTGGATGAAGCGAACGGCAAGACCAAACAGCTCGAAAGCCAGCTCTACGACGAGATGATCGGCGGCCGCTTCGGTGGCTCCAAATTCATTTCAGAGAAGATGGCGATCCCGGCTGAGTTCGTGCGTTCGTACTTCGGGCAGAACTTCAAAATCGAAGACGGCAAGGTCGTGGCCTTCGACGGTCAGGGCAATAAGGTGTTCTCTCGCACCAAGCCCGGCGAGTTAGCCAGCTTTGATGAGGCCCTGGAGTCTCTGGTCGAGTCGCATCCGCAGAAAGATTACATCCTCAAAGCGTCCGGTAATAGCGGCGGCGGTTCTCACCAGTCGCAGCACCAGGCCGGGCAAAAAACCATGAAACGCGGTGCGTTTGATTCCCTGGATAACGCTGGCAAGCAAGCAGCGCTGAAAGACGGCGTCAGCATCGTCGATTAAATCGAAAGGAGCCATAAATGGCAGGCAATACCCTTACTGGTCTGATCCCGACCATCTATACCGCGCTGGACGTAGTATCCCGCGAGCAAACTGGCTTTATTCCTGCGGTGGCGCGCGACGCGAAAGCGGATGCTGCAGCAAAAGACCAGACCGTACGTGCGCCAGTCGCACCTGCAGCAACCACTGAAGATATTGTCCCTGGTCCTTCAGCGCCTAATTCTGGCGACCAGACCATCGGTGGTGTGGATGTCAAAATCACCAAATCCAAAATGGCCCCGGTGAAATGGAATGGTGAAGAGCAATTGGCTCTGGGCCCGGCTGGTACCTACAACACCATCCTGGCTGACCAGTTCAAGCAGGCTTTCCGTGCGCTGGCGAACGAAGTGGATGCAGACCTCGCTGCGCTGTACCTCAACTCCTCCCGCGCTGTTGGCGCGCCGAAGAATACCCCGTTCAGCATCAAAGACGATCTGACTGATGCTGCGTTGGCGCGTCAAATCCTGACCGATAACGGTGCGCCGACTACCGATTTGCGTATGGTGCTGGGTGGCGAAGCGATGGCATCCATCCGTGGTAAGCAGGCTGTCCTCTTCAAAGCGAACGAAGCGGGAACCGACCAACTGCTGCGTGAAGGTGTTATCGGTCGCATCATGGGCTTCAACCTCCACGAATCCTTCAGCATCAAGCGTACCGCGAAAAGTGCTGCTGCTGGCTATAAGGTCAATGGCGCGAAGAAAGAGGGCGATATCATCATCGCTATCTCTGCCGGCACCGGCGGTATTGCTGCTGGTACTGCGGTGAAGTTCGCCGGTGATGACAACCAGTATCTGGTCGTTGCGGCTACGTCTTCCACTATCACTATTAGCGCGCCGGGCCTCCGTCAGGATCTGGCAGATCAGGCTGATGTCACCGTGTTGAGCGAATTCGTACCGAACATGGCGTTTGACCGCGGGGCATTCCTGCTGGCCAGCCGTACCCCGGCGATGCCTGAAGGTGGCGATACTGCTGATGACGTCATGAATGTGACCGACCCGGTATCTGGCATCACCTTCCAGGTGGCGCTGTACCGCCAGTACCGTCAGGTGCGTTATGAAGTGGGCCTGGCATGGGGTGTGGCTGCTGTGGCGCCACGTCATTCCGCCATCATCATGGGTTAACCTAGGGGGCTTCGGCCCCTTTGTTTTTCAGGAGGCCCAATGGGCGGATTAACCAGAGAACAGCGCGCTCAGCGTGAAGCGGAAAAGCTTGCAGCTCAGCAGGCCGCTGATAAAAATCCTGCGCAGCAGGAACAGCCAGGTATTGAGCTGGTGGTCATGGTGCGTGATATCCCAGAGTTCCCCGGCGGTCCGCTGCGCGCTGATGTTCACCCTGCTGAAGTTGATAACTGGCTGGCGCTGGACTGGCGTCTGGAGGAATAACCATGCTGGTTGCCGATCCCCATTCGCCGGACTTTAACAGCTACGCCAGCGTGTC